TACGTTCTGGTAGAAGTCAATGACATCGGTGATAGTATTGCTGCAACTCTCAACTACGATCTCGAATATCCTAACGTCCTCATGTGTGCAATGCGAGGGCGTGCTGGTCAGATTGTTGGACAAGGTTTCTCAGGAAACAAAACACAATTAGGTGTCAAGATGAGCGTGACTGTCAAGAAGATTGGTTGCGCTAACCTCAAAGCAATTATTGAGGAAGACAAGTTATTGTTCAATGACTTCCAGATCTTCCAAGAACTTACCACGTTTGTGCAGAAGAAACAAGCATGGGAAGCAGACGAGGGATACCATGATGACCTTGTAATGTGCATGGTTCTCTTCGCATGGTTAGTCATGCAGGAATACTTCAAAGAGATGACCGATCAGGACATCAGGAGAAGGATCTATGAAGAACAACGTAATCAGATTGAGCAAGATATGGCTCCTTTTGGGTTTATTGATGATGGTATGGGTGACGATACCTTCCTTGATGCAGAAGGTGATCTGTGGGCATACGGAGACACCCAAGAAGAAGTTAGCTACATGTGGAACTACTGATGGATATTGGGGATCAGTTCAGTCTGGAACATCTTCTTTTCAAAGAAAGGGTGTGTAGATCCTGTGGAAAGAAGAAAAATTTAATTGAAGATTTCTACATGACTAGAAAATCTAAACGAGGATTGCCATCAGGATATTCGTATGAATGCAAGGAGTGTACTATCATGAGAGTAATTGCTAGCAGATTTGCAGACAGAGTTTTGGATAGGTGGGAATATCCTGACTGGTAGGTTGTTCATGCATTGTTTCCCCCCTTGAACAAGAGGAATTTCTAAATACTTTTAGATAAATTTGATATCTAGAGGTAAAAACATGGCAAGTCAAGTCTCGCCTGGTGTTGTTATTAGAGAACGTGATTTTTCCAATGCTGTCGTTGTAGGAGCATCCGCTATTCGTGGTGCTTTTGCTTCATCTTTCCGCACTGGACCCGTAGGCAAAATTGTAAACATCGGTTCTGAAAGAGAACTAATTGATACGTTCGGAGCACCAGCTGAGTCTAATGCTGGTGACTGGTTAGTAGCATCCGAGTTCCTCCGTTACGGTGGTCAACTCGCAGTTGTACGTGCTGCTACTGGTGTTCTAAACGCAACAGCATCTGGCACTGGTGTTCTTGTCGGTGACAAGGATGCTTTCGAAGCAGGAGTAACTTCCGAGAAGTTCCTTGCACGTTATGCTGGTGCTGACGGAAACAACCTTCGCGTTGTAATCGTTGACCGTGGTGCTGATTGGGTAGTAACCAAAACAGGTCATGGTCTAGCAGTTGGTGGTACATACACTGACGCTAGCTCCATTGCACACGAAGTCGTCAAGGTAACGGACCCAAACACCTTTGAAATTGTTCAAGGTACTGCTGCTCCTACAGCAGGCGTTGGTGAAACCCTAACTGCATGGGATTACAATTCTCAAGCAATTGCTTCCACTGGTTTAACTTACAAAGCAATCGCTCCACGTCCTGGAACTTCTGCTTTCGCATCTGAGCGTTATCTCTCATACGACGAAGTTCACGTCGCTGTTATTGACGATAGCACAAATACAGTTGTTGAGAGACTAACTTATCTCTCCAAACTCTCTGACGCTAAGACTCCCGAGGGAGCGTCCTCCTACTGGAAGGATTATGTCAATGAGTATTCTGGTTACATCTATGCAGGTTCTGCACTAACTGCTGCTGAAGTAACGACTGCTGGAGAAGATCCTGGTGCTGCTGCAGCATCTTACGGTGCTACTTCCGCTGCTCCACTAGAACTAGCAAGAATTCTACCTACCGCAGGTGGCGCTCTATCAGGTGGTACAGATGATTACGCATATACTGCTGGCGAAATCCAAGCAGCATATGATCTGTTCCTAGACACTGAAGAAACCGAGATCGATTTTGTTCTCATGGGTGGCGACGGTGCTGATGAAACAGACACTATCGCTAAGGCACAAGCAGTTGCTGCTATCGCTAACAGCAGAAAAGATTGCATTGCATTCATCTCTCCATGGAGTGGGGCTCAAGTAGCAACCTCTGGTGGTACTGCTCTAACACCTGCAACACAACTTACCAATACCATTTCGTTCTTCGAAAACATCGGATCTTCTTCTTATGTTGTTCTAGACAGTGGTATCAAGTACACCTACGATCGTTTCAACGATAAGTATCGTTACATCGGTTGCAACGGTGATGTTGCTGGTCTCTGTGTTTCTACTTCCACAATTCTAGACGACTGGTTCTCCCCAGCAGGTCTAAATCGTGGCGGTCTACAGAACGTTGTTAAGTTAGCATTCAATCCTAACAAAGCACAGCGTGATGATCTCTACACCAATAGAATCAATCCAATCGTAGCAATGGCAGGCGCTGGTCCTGTTCTATTTGGAGACAAGACTGGTCTTGCTTCACCTAGCGCATTTGACAGAATCAACGTTCGTCGTCTCTTCCTCAATGTTGAGAAGAGAGCAAGAGGTCTTGCTGAAGGCGTACTCTTTGAGCAGAATGATGAAATCACTCGTGGAAGCTTCAATGCTTCTATGACTGGTTATCTTCAGGAAGTTCAGGCACGTAGAGGTCTAACTGACTTCTTGGTTGTTTGCGACGAAACAAACAACACTCCAGAAGTTATCGACAGAAACGAGTTTGTTGCTGAACTCTACCTCAAGCCAACACGCTCTATCAACTATGTAACAGTTACCGTAACTGCTACAAGAACGGGCGTCTCGTTCGCTGAAGTCGTCGGTAGATGATAATTAGTTATAGAGAAAACAACACGAGGTAAACACAAATGGCACTGTCTAACGTAAGTCAGTTTTTACAAACTATCGGTCAGGGCGTCAAGCCCAATATGTTCCAAGTGAGCATTGAGTTTCCTTCGCCACTCGCAAAGGGTGGTGAGGATCTTAATCTCACCAACATCCTATGCAAGTCTGCTGCACTCCCAGGTTCTAACCTAGGTGTTATCGAAGTTCCTTTCAGAGGAAGAACAGTCAAGATCGCAGGTGACCGCACCTTCGATACATGGTCTGCAACCTTCTTCAATGATAAGGACATGAAGCTTCGCTCCTTCTTCGAGCAGTGGGCAAACAGCATCAACACCCACGAGGCAAACACTGCTCCTCTGTTCACACCATCTCAAACTGGTGGTTACATGGCAAGACTAGCAGTTTCTCAACTAGAGAAAGATTCCACTCTTACTGGTTCGGTTCTTAGAACTTACAACCTAGAGTATTGCTTCCCAACTAACGTTTCTCCTATCGATCTTGCTTATGATAGCAATGATCAGATTGAAGAGTTCACTGTTGAGTGGCAGTATTCTTACTTCACTGCTCTGGCAGGAAGCAGAGATGGAGTTTCTAGCATTCCTGTGGAGTGATAAATAGTTGGAAGCACACCATTTGAATAGGTAGTCATGAGTCAGTTATTTGGCTTCCAAATTAATCGCAAGGAGGGTCAGAAGGGTCAGTCCCCTGTCCCTCCTAATGCTGATGAGGCAATTGCTGTAGCAGCAGGCGGATATTATGGAACGTATGTGGACACGGATAATCAAGCTCGTAATGAGTTTGAAATGATCCGTCGTTATCGTGATATGGCACTACACCCTGAGGTTGATAGTGCTGTTGACGAAGTTGTGAATGAATTTATTGTAAGTGATGCACACGACACTCCCGTAGAAATCAATCTTGATAATCTACCTATGGGTGCAGGCATCAAAACAAAAATTCGTAATGAGTTTGAGTACATCAAACGCCTTTTGAATTTTGACAATCGCGCACATGAGATTGTTAGAACTTGGTATATCGACGGCAGACTATTCTACCACAAAGTTATCGATCTAGATAATCCAAAGAAAGGAATTACGGAACTTCGTTATATTGATCCAATGAAGATCAAGAAGGTCCGTCAAAAAATCGATACAACTCCAAAAGATTCTCTTGCTCGTGCAGCAATCAAAGGCACTGCACTTGAGCATGAATATGGAACGTTTGTTGATTACTACCTATACAATCCAAAAGGATTTTACAAGGGTGGTGTACTGGGACCAATTGGCGATATGTCACTGTCTCAAGGTGTCAAGATGGCAGTAGATTCTATCACGTTCTGCCCATCTGGACTACAAGATTTAAACAAAAGAATGACTCTTGGTTTCCTTCATAAGGCAATCAAGTCACTCAACCAACTTAGAATGATCGAAGATAGTCTTGTTATCTACAGACTATCCAGAGCACCTGAGCGTAGAATTTTCTACATCGATGTTGGTAACTTGCCTAAAGTAAAGGCAGAACAATACCTACGCGATGTGATGTCTCGCTATCGCAACAAACTAGTGTACGATGCAAACACTGGTGAGATGCGTGATGACAAGAAGCATATGAGTATGCTTGAGGATTTCTGGTTACCTCGTAGAGAGGGTGGACGTGGCACTGAGATTACGACACTGCCTGGAGGACAGAACCTTGGAGAACTCAAGGATGTTGAGTATTTTAAAAAGAAACTTTATAACTCTCTCAATCTTCCTCCTTCCCGTCTCACAGACGACAATAAAGGATTCAATCTTGGTAAGACCACTGAAGTCCTCCGTGACGAACTTAAGTTCACGAAGTTGATTGGTCGTCTCCGTAAGAGATTCTCTGAGATGTTCAAAGACATGCTCAAGACTCAACTCATCCACAAAGGAGTAATTGCTCCTGAAGATTGGGAGGATATGAAAGAGCATATCCAATATGACTATCTTTTTGATAATCA